GCAGAAGCAGATCGCGGGCAGGACGGAGCGCCTTCGCCTGATCGCGGGGAACGAGCAGCATGATGCCGTTTCGGCGGACATGGCGCGCCGGCTGAAGGCGATCGCGGACAAGGCTTCCCCGACGGTAAAAAAAAAATACTCAAGGCGATCCTCGCTGCGAAGAACGGTACGGACATGAGAGCGCTTGAAGCGGCCGTCAAAAAGGGAGACTGGGCCGAGGGCGTGAATGCCGTGCCATGGGACAAATTCGACGATCTCAAAATCGAATTGAACGACGAGCTGAAGAGCGTGCTGGATAAGAGCGGCGCCGTAGCGGCGAAGTCAATGCCCAAGAGCATGGACATTTCATTCGATGAGACGAATCCCGAAGCTGTCGCGTGGGCCAGGAACAGGGCGGCCGAGCTCGTCGAACGGAACATCATCCCGGACAGCAAGGATGCGATTCGGGCCATCATCACGCGTTCCTTCGAGGAAGGTATAACGCCGGCCAGCTCCGCGCGCTTGATCCGCGAGCACATCGGGATCTTGCCGAGGCACGCCGACGCGGTTGAAACATACCGGCAAATGCTGATTGACGCCGGCAGGACCGAAGACGACGCGGCGGGCCTCGCGGCCAGATACGCGCAGAAGCTTGTCAATTACCGCGCCAACAACATCGCGCGCACGGAGACGATCAACGCCTCATCGGCTGGTCAGGACGCTCTCTGGAATCAGGCCGTGCAGGATGATTTGCTCGACCCCGAGGAGTGGGAGCGCGTGTGGATCGCCGATGAGACCGAGCGCACCTGCGAGCTGTGCCAGGATCTCGATGGCACGACGGCCGACCTGGGAGAACCCTTCGAAGGCGGCATCATGCGGCCCACAGCGCATCCTTCGTGCCGGTGCACCTTGGGGCTGCAGAAGAAGCGCGGGGCCCACAATGCTGGGCCGCTCGAGCAACTCGCTCGCAGATCTCCGTCGGAACGATTCGCGCAAAGTGATACCCGGACAGTACTGATTTATGACCACGGCGACAACGTCCACCTTGCGGAGCGGATCGCGCGCGACGTTGGCAGGGTGCTCTATTACTGCCCATGGCAATCGGAGCTGCAATACAAGGATCTCGTTGTAGGCACGGGCCTGCCCGGCGTGGAAAAAGTAGAGACCTTCTGGGATCACATCGAGGAGGCCGATCTGATCTACTGCCCGGACGTGCACGACTACGATGTCGTTGAAACCCTCCGCGAACAGGGGCGAAAGGTTGTCGGCGCTGGTAGCGGCGCCCGCCTCGAGCTTGACCGCGAGTTTGTTCGCGAGCTGTCGGCCTCCGCGGGCTTGCCAACCATCAATTCCGTCAAGATCGAAGGTCTGGGCGCCCTCATCGAGTACCTGAAAGACGTGGAGGACAAGTGGGTCAAGACCAACGTCTACCGCGGCACGATGGAGACGTTCCATCACGTCAATTTCGAAAGCTCGAAACCGATCCTTGACGAGCTCGCCGTAACTTTGGGGCCCGGTGCTGAGACGATCGAATTCTACGTGGAAGATCCCGTCGCCGGCGTCGAGGTTGGCTTCGAGACATTCATCCAGGGCGGCAAGCTGCTCAGCCCGATGCTCTACGGGTGCACGGACGGGCAATGCAGCCTGTTCCGCGTTCTTGCCTATTCGGAGCTGCCCGCGCAATTCCGGGACATCTTCGACAAGATCCTGCCCCAGATCGCGGCCTACAACATCCGCGCGGACTTCCACACGGAGATCCGGTTTGACGGCACGAACGCTTACCTGACCGATGTCACGATGCGCCCGCCCGGCGCTTATGTGAGCGGCTTGATGTCGGAGGCGATGACGAACTTCACGGATGTTCTCTTTGGCCTGGCCGACGGCGCCGCCCCGGATCCAGTATTCGCCGCGAAGATGGCGGGCAGCGTGCAACTCGTCAGCGATCACGCCCTGAAGCGCTGGTTTGCGATCGACGCGCCGGCTGATGCCGATGCGTGGCTGAAGCTCACCGCGTACAGCAAATTCGAGGGCCGGCGGTATGTGAGCCCCGGCAATAACGCGATTGGCGGGATTGTCGCGACCGGCGAGACGCTTGAGGAGATCGTGAAGACGATCGAGGAGCGGTACGCGACGCTCAAGAGCGCGGGAATCGACCCGATCGCGGGCATTGATGCCTTTGAGGCCCTGAAGGTGTAGCCATGGCCGAATCTCTCGACAAGAAGTTTCTCTTCAAACTCTGGGACGGGCGCGAGGTTTATGAAGTCAATGGCAATTACATCCGGAGCAACGACATCGGAGAGGATCACATCGACTTCTGCGAGGGCGGGCACTGGCTGGCATTCAAGTATATTCCCGAGCCCGAGATCTGGGTTGAGCGCATGCTCAGCATCGTTGACGAGATGTTCAACGCCCTGCACGAGATTATGGAAAACACGCTGATGGTCTATGACATCGACCTGAAGGAATATCTCTCGAGCCACGAGGCCGTATGCACGGTTGAGGAAGGGCTGAGGGGCATGATTGTCGAAGTCTTGGGACGCCGCTCCACGGAAGAAACTCTCGCACTTCTGGCCCGCAAATGAGAATACACACATTCGTCGTGCAGATCAAAGTACCGAAAGAAACGACCGTCAAGGAAGTCCGGAGGCGCGTCAAGGAAGCGCTGCTCCGGTCAGCCTTCCGCCGCGTCACAGTGCGGCGCGAATTCATCAATAGCGGCGACGGACTGATTCACAAGGGAAAGGGCTACAAACAGTAACGGAGGCCACATATGTTTGAGCAATTCGCTCAGGAATCAACAGCCCAGGAACGAATCGGGCTGAAATTCGCCCTCACGGACACGAACCTTGATCAAGGCACGTTCAAGGGGATGGCCTCCGTCTTCGGCAGCATGGTCGATTCGTGGATGCCCACCATTATCGAGCCGGGCGCATTCACGAAGACCCTGCAGGAACAGGGGAAGCGAGTCAAGATCCTCTGGCAGCACAACATGTGGGATCCGATCGGTATTCCCACGCTTCTGCAGGAGACAGATCTCGGACTGCAGATCGAGGGAAAGGTTTCGCAGACCGAACACGGCAAGGACTGCCTCACTCTCATGCGCGACGGCGTTGTCGACGAATTGTCGATCGGCTTCGACCCGATCAAGTGGGAGATGGAGGACAAGGGCAACGGCGAAGTTGTCCGGCACATCAAGGAAGTCCGGCTCTGGGAAGTGAGCCCCGTTACATTCGGCGCCGATCCGCAGGCAAGGATTCAATCCGTGCATTCCGCAGGGCCCTATCTCGGCACCGTTCTCGAACGCCTGATGAACGAGATTCGCCCGCTCGCGGAAGTCATGGCGGCCAAGTGGGAGATCCAGACCCTGATCTGCCCGAAGAGCAAGTGGAAGAACCTGGCCGAAGCGAAAGCCTGGCTCAAGAACAAGGGCTACAAAACCAGCAGCGTTGACACGACCGAGGATTCTTGGCGCTTCAGGCAGCGCGACCCCAAAGACTTCGGCAAGATGCGCACCATCTGCATCAACCCGGGCAAAGACGCGAATATGGAAGACTGCAAGGTCAAGGCGGTCTACGGTCAGCTCAAAACCTCCAAGTCCAAAGACAGCGCGCCTGGCCCGATGGACGCGCATGAAAACCGGGTGCTGTCGGCCAAGAACAGGAAACTCCTGGCCGATGCGCTCGCAACGCTGAAATCCATTCTGTCGTCGGGCGATGACATCGACGATGACGATTCGGGCGACGATGAAGAAGATTCGCTTTCGCTCGCCCTCAACCAACTCCTCGCCCTCATGCCGCTCGAAGCACATGAGAGCAAGGTTCTCTCGAAGAAAAACAAAAAGCTGCTGGCCGATGCGGTCACGGCTTTGAAAAGTCTCTTGGCAGCAGCCGAGCCGCCTGACGACGAGGATGACAATCCTGACGACGACCAGGCACTCACTGTGAATGCGGAGCAACTGGCAAGGCGGCGGGAACTCGAATTGCAGTCTGTTCTCGCTTCACTTTAACTCCACTTTCAAAGTGAGGAACTATGCATTCACGAGATAAGCGGAAGTGGTTTGCTGTCCACTTCGGCAGATCCTATTTTAAGTCAGGGCCGTTGATTTCGGCTCCGCTGGCCCTTGGGCTGGCGATGCCTATCCTGGCCCTGATGATTGTGGCGCTCATTGCGCTTGCCCATTCCTCACCGTCCGGAGCGATCCTGGCGGTCAGTCCCGTGCTCGTCGTGCGCGAGAAGATCGCGCGCCAGGTAAAGACGATGCAGGACTATCTCAAGGAGCATAACGCGGCCTGGAAACCCGAGAATCAAGTCGACTACGACAAGATGAACACGGATCTTGCTCCGATGCTCTCGGAGAAGCAGCGGCTTGAGAACGTGGAATCCCTAGCTGCGCTTTCATCCCAGAATCTTGAGACGGCAAACCATCCGCCTCGAACCATAGGCGCACCCGAAGGCGACGGGGCAGCGAAGCCCGCTGAATCCTTCGGCGACTATCTCAAGGGAGTGCGCCGGAATCGCAGGACAGGCGTCCTTGAGGTTCGCGGCATGTCGGCTGAGAAGCTGGCGGCTAATCTCGATCTGCATCACGAAGCGTTCATGGCATACATCGCCGGCGACGTTTCGGGGCTGCAGTCTTTCGCGCAGCAGCGCGGAATTGGACCGCGAGAAGTCCATGCGCTTCTGTCGAGCGATCAGACCCTCGGCGGCTTCCTGGTGCCCGAAGACTGGCGCGCCGAGGTCATCAAGGCCGAGGCAGGTTACGCCGTTCTCGCGCCTCTCTGCCGCGTCATTACGACCAATAGCGACACGCTCACGATGCCGAAGGTCACGCCGCATGCAACCGATGTACGGCGCACTTCGGGGTTCGCGGGCAAATTCCAGCAACAGGGCTACGTGACCGGGGGCACGGCTCCGACGGTCCAGAATTATCCCCAGTTCAGCCGCGAGCGGATCCCTGTTCATTCCTGGCAGCCGGATTGCGTGGAAATCTCTCCGGAGTTGCTCGAAGACTCTGGGGTCAATCTGGAGCAGCTCGTCAGCGAGTGTATCGCGGAAGCTCTGGCGTTCGACAAGGACGATAAGATTCTCTCGGGTACCGGCGTCAAGGAGCCCGAGGGCGTGTTGAATGCCGGCATCACGACCATTAACAGTCAGAGCGCAACAGCAATTGCGATCGGCGGCATCCTCGGTCAGTTCTCGGATCTGCCGGCGCAGTACCGCATGCGCGCGACGTGGGTCATGGCATCCCGCACCATGGGGGCCGTGCTCCAACTGAACACTGGCACAGGCGGCTGGTATCTCTTCCCGCCCAACCAATGGAACGACACGATCCTGAGCCGTCCCGTCAAATTCCTTGACTACGGCATGGACACCGCGACCGCAGCGGGCGGAACTACCTTCACCGCTGGTGCCTACCCGATCATCTTCGGGGATTTCTCCAGATACATAATCGCCGAGCGAGCCGCGCTGAGAATTCAGCGCCTCATTGAGCGATTCGCTCCCAATGTTGGCATTCTCCCGACCGCCCGAATCGGCGGCCAGGTGGTATTGATCGACGCATTCCGCGTGATGAAGGTTTCGGCGTAATCGAAAGGAGACACGATCATGCAGGATCTTCTGAGGTTATTGAACTGCAAGAACACGATTGCGCCGGTATCGAACACGGGTAGTGCCGTGACGGGAAGCGGAGTCGATCTTGCAGGGTATGAAGGCGCCATCGCCGTAATCGACGGTGGCAACTGGACGGCGGGCATGGGCAGCTATGCCATGGCGATGAAGGAATCGTCAGACAACGTGACCTACACCGCCGTCGCGGCCGCGGATATCCTCGGCACGCAGCCGACGCTCTCCGGCCAGGTCTACCGCGGCGACGTGGCGTGGGGCTATCGTGGTTCGAAGCGCTATCTGCGCGTCGATGCGACCCACACCGGCTACACGACCGCCTGCTACTTCGGCGTTCTGATTGTCCGCGGAATGAAGCGGCATCAGCCGAGCACGCAGGGAAGTTAAGCAACTGAGTTGAACTCTGAAACACGGGGCGGGGCTTCGGTTCCGCCCTCTCTTTCGAGGTGATCAATGATTCCGGTTCTCGGATGTCCAGTTCTCAATCGGGGCGACCTTCTGGCGCGGATGCTGCGCTCGATCGATTATCCCGTCGGCCAAATTGTGATCATCAACAACGGCGATGACGCCGGCGTTGCGGCGACCATCGACCAATTTCAGATGATCGGCGAGCTGCCTATCACCGTCCTAAAGCCTCC